CTTGCGAGTTTCAGGTGAATAATTGAACATAGTTTGCCTTTCGTTTACGGGAGTCTTGACCAAGTTTGAGGACCGACTACTCCGTCTATTTGAATTTTTTGTTGTTTCTGGAACTTGCGAACGGCCTTTTCAGTTATAGGACCAAAGATTCCATCGACCTTTAGATCTCCAAGGGCTGACTGTAAGTATTTCACGGTATCTCCGGTAGAACCGTTTCTTAGCCACTTACCAAGTTTAGGCTTTGTGGATGTTGTCGGTTTGCTAGGTGTGGATGGTTTGCCGGAAGCTCGCTTGTTGCATTCGGAGACAATCCAGTCAAGCTTAGAAGTGACATAAGGACCAGGACACGCAGTTGCTTTATATTGCGAGTGCCAGGCAATAAAGAACTCTGACTGAACTACCGTCTTCTGGTTTAGCGCGAAGCCTTTACCAGCTCGAGGTGACTGACTAGCGTGGTAAACGATTACGTCAATAAGAGCATTTAGGGCTGCGTCTGATACAGGCCAGTCTCCTCCAGTAGAAGAGTTATCAATCTCGAAAGTTACGGCACTTGGGTCTGGAGTTCCACCTGTGGAGTAAGGTCTCCTAGCGGGGTTTACGATTCCAGTTACAGATCCAGAATTAGAGATGTGATAAGTGGGATGAGAGTTTCTGACGTTAGCGTTAGCAACGTAGTTCAAGCCGTTAGTTCCTGCAACGTGGTGAATAACTACGCCGTTTATTGGACGTCCACCTCTAGAGCCTCCGAAGCCTTTGTCGATTACGTCCGATACTTTTGGATACCAAGCGGTCATTACTCTCCTTCAATCATGATGTAAGTTCCCGAAACGTGGAAGTTGTCAGCAACGGCCAAAGTTACTGGAGAAGTGGAAGTAAAGTCTACATGGAATACGGAGTTACCTTGAGCGTCCATAGATTCTAAAAACAGTTGGTTGGAGTTAGCTGCAACGTGGCCAGCGATAGGGTAATTGCGACCTGTAGAGATGTCGTGCAAGCAACCATCTGCGAACTGATAATTGTGCTTTGAAGGGAATGGAAGAGTTAGGTAATATTGACCAGTTCCAAAACTTGTGATGTTGTCAAAGTCCACGTCAATTCTAAAGTGAACTAGATTTCCGTCTTTCACGTATCCACCTGTGAATAGTGGAGCTCCAGAAAATGTCGGTTGAGTTCCTGTAGTTCCTCCAGATACGGAATAAACTACTTCGTCTAAAGGTGCAGGAGTTCCGACTCCTAGAATGCGAACGTAGCCTTCCTGTGGCTGAATAATTTCAACTGGCATTATTTTACAATCTCCTGATTCACGGTAACTATTCCGCGAGTTAGGACTGCAACGTCTCCAGCTTCGTTATAGATTTCTAATCCGTAAACATAGTTTGACTCGAGTAGCTTTGAGGTCTGTGCAGCAGTCCAAGTCATTGTGATAACGAAAGTCTCTGGATCAATGGTCGGTTCTGAATCAATGATCAGTTCCTTGAATGTAGACTTACGGACTTGAGCCCTAGCCTGATAACCAGAGATGTCGATTGTGTCGCCATTGTCGTCCTTGTAGATGAACTCTCTGACTAGAGTGCCACCTGCGTCTATTGTAAAGTTATCTTGAACGCTCATTTATTTTCCAATCGAGTTTATTAGTAAGCCAATAAGTGCCATGACTGCAGCGGTTAGCCCGGTGTAAGCAATCTTCTCTACCCAAGCAAGTCTAGCTAAAGTGAGCTCAACTTCTCTAATGCGTTCTGGCACGTCGTCCAGATGATCTAGCTTCTGTAGAACTTTTACTAAAATCTCGCCGTGTTCGAGTTGCTTTTTATAGATGTCAGCTTGAGTAATGCGGACTGTTGTTGTTTCGTCCGACATTCTAAAGTGCCGAAATCTCTTCTTCTGTTAGTCCAAGTTTTGCCAACTTAGCTAGTGCAGACTGTCTTGCAGCTGCTTTGTTCTCTGCGTCTTGCTTTATTTTTGCTTCTTCGGCAATCCCTTTAGCCAAGTCTTCTTCGCGCTTCTTCTTTTCAGTAGGACTTAGTTCCTCAATAAAAATAGGGACAATCGAATCCTCCGGAGTTACGTCAATCAGTTCCATTATGATCCCTTCCTGAATCCGTAAATAGTCATTGTTCCGGTCATTGTTCCGGAGTCAGCAAAAATTGTGAAGCCTGTGTATGTAGTTGTGGTTTCAACTTCACAGGCAGCGAACTCTGCATAAGTAGTTCCAGCGTCGTTTGCTGTTCCTAAGATTTTGTAAGTAGTGTTCTGGCTTCTGTTTGGAGCAAAGAACTCTATAGTTGCGCTGTATCTGTCGAAGCTGTTGAATGCAATCGGAGGGTTTGTAGAGTTTGAAGCTCTAGAAGCAACCGCGCTAGATCCCGAGAACGATCCACGCTGTAAGTCATAAACCGCTCCGGTTTCATCAGAGCTAGTTCTAAGTCTTAGTCGAACTGTTCCAGCAGCGGATAGGGTCTCATCAAAGACAACTTGGTAGTTATCGTAAGTAGAATCAAAGACTCCGTTTGCGGAGATACTTTCAGTTCCGTTGAATGTAACTAATCCACCTGCTCCGACTGTAGCTGTTCCGCTCGCGCCCTTGACGATCGATGTTGGGATCACCTGGTTCAAACCAGTAGCTCCACCGATAGGAATCCATGCGGTTCCGTTCCAATAAACCATAGCGTCGGTATCAGTTAGGTAAGTAACCATTCCCTCGATTGGAGAAGGGATAGCAGCGGTTCGAGCTGCAGCGTTGCTAAAGACGATGACGGATTGATTCATCAAGTTATCGTTTATTTCAGAGGCGTTTAAAACGCTTCCATTTGTAAATACTTTGTAAGCCACTAGGCTTCCTTCCATAGTTCGAGTGTTGTGAACCAATTATCTACATCTATGCGATGAGAGACCTTGATTATAGTGTAGAATCCAACGATGTCTAGCTGACTATTAGTATAGCTGACACCTACTGTCATTCCCGGCGTAAACACCGCTGCGTTAGTCAAGTTGCCTAGTCTATCTTTAGCAGGAGTTACGACTTGATTTACTAGGTTAGCTGGATTTTGAATAAACACTCGGTCTGCCCAAGCTGTTAATTCTGTAGAGTCTGTAGTATTTATTGCTATGTCGATAGCTGACTCTCCGTATAGGTCGATAGAGTCTTGATCCTTACGGCTAACGAATGTCGCGCTATCAGAAGTAAGCTCCACGTTTAGAGAGTTATAGACCGCGTCCGCGTCGGAGAAGACGTTTATTTCGCTCATGCAAAGATGGTATTGACCTCCATGATCATTTCCAATTATGAATGTAGTCGGAGTTCCATTAGCTCCAGTTGGTCTAGGAATAACCGTGAGATTTTCAGTCTGTGGATCTACCCAAACCAAACCAAGTCCAACTAGAAGAGCTTCGTTTACTACCTGGCTAACTAGAACGTTTACTTCTGTAAGAGTTGGAATCAATCCTTCTAGATCTACCGAAGCTGGAGATAGTCCGAGTCCACTCTCAATGGCCACCAGTTCAAAGATTTCGGATGGTGTTGCAGCTACTCCAATAGGGGTTGTATCCCAAACTACGAAGCGAGAATTGATTAGAGACTTGTAAGCGTCATAACTTACAATTTCAATAAGGTTTAGTCCATCTGGGAAGTAAGTGACGTCAATAGTGTCGATGAATCCCTGGAAGAGAATACGATCAATTTCGTTATCCTCGAGCCTAACTCGAATCTTAGTTGAAGCTCGAATGTTCTTGTTTACGGTTGGATCTAAGTCATAGCTTTGTAGAGTAAGGGTTGCCGTCCCTGGCTCTGGCTGGAAGTAGATAGAGTCTTGAACTGATCCACCGATAGAAATGTTTGCCCTGGCTGTTTCGCAGGTTACTTCCTGCCACTTGAGACCGGAGCTAGGAGCGAGAACATCGTCTCCACCAAGTAACGAAACTCCAAGAACGAACTCACCAAATCCACCTAGAACGTTTACGCTTCCTAGTGTGCTAATTCCAAGAATAAAAGAGTTTCCGTCTGTGTCGGGAACTAAGAACTCGACCTTTAGGTTATCGTCAATCTTGAAGTTAGATATCATCGTCTAATTATGTTTGTTCCGCTTGCTCTGTTAGCTCTGTTGATTGCGTCTGCTATCTCTTGAGCAGTTGCCCCAGTTCTAACGTTGATGTTGTTAGTTACATTTGGCTGGAATGCGTCTCCGAATAGTCTTCCGGTGTCTTCGTATCTTCTTCCGTCTGTGTAAATGTCTGCAGTCTGGCCAAGAGTTTGACCCTGCATAAATCCACCAAGAGCTGCACCCGCTCCAGCTGTTCCCAATACAGTAACCGAAGCTGCACCTGCAACTCCTACGGCAGTGGCTATTCCTGCAGCGGTCTTGAATGTATTTACGGCTGCGGTTGCGACGTTCCAGGCAGTAGTAACTCCACCGATTGCTACTACCATTGGCACTAGCCAGTCTTGATTGTCATCTACCCAACGGACTAATTCAACCAAGCTCTCGATGATGTCTATGATTCCATCTACTACGCCTTGCAGTTTTTCTTGGCCTTCTGGAGTAGCTAACCAAGTTGAGAAGTCGTTTAGAAGTGGAAGTAATGCCATACCGATTTGTTCTTGAATCTCACCGAATACGATGTTCATTCTTTGGTATGGATCAGTGTCCGCTGCTGCTTCTGCAGCTCCCTTGAATGTCCGCTCCAATTCAGATAGAGGGTCTTCTACTCCTCGAAGTGAAGGGATAAGTTTCAGAAGAGCTGTGTCCTGACCAGCCAAAGACTTTGCCATAGCTTGCGTTACGGAGTCTAGGTCTTTACCAGTTGCAGCGGATGTGTCTAGGGCTACCTGTAGAAGTTTGTTCGATTCGGATACCGAGTTAGTTGCTATGAATAGCTTCTGGAATGCAGGTCTTAGAATGTCATCGGCAACCGCAGACTGGAGTTGCATTTTCTTTATTGAATCTTCTGCCTGTTTGACAGTTGCTTCCGTGGCCTTGCCAGTGTTGATCATGGCAATAGATAGAAGTTCTTGAGACTTTACGTCCTCGATGGCAGCCTTTGAAGCTTGCTCGAGTTCGTTCTTTAGGAAGTTGAGAGAGAATCCAACACCAATAGCTCCCAGAGCTTTATTGAAACCGGAAGAGATACCAGCTGCGGTCTTGTTTAGACCCTGGAGACTACCTTCCGCTCCCTTAGTTGCTGCGGTAAGTTTTTTGAACTCTCCAAGAATCTCTACGTTTAGAGCTAATGTTCCCGCCATGCTAATCCTTTTGTAAAGTCTTCATGAATGCTAGATACTCATTCAGTTTGAGAGCTTTGTATTCCGACGGACTCATGTTGAATACCCGGCAGAACTCCGCCATTCGTTTAGCGGATAGCTCCTTTATTCTTTTTTTTCTTCGTCACCCTTGATCATCTCAAGAGCTTCTTTTAAGCTAATCTTTTTGGCGTCTTCCATTTTGTAGTTAGGGTTATCCCTTTTGAGGACTACCCAAACGAAAGCGGATAAGGCTTTGCCTTTAGGCTTGCCGTCCTGAAACGCCTGGTCGATACTTGTGTTTGTCAAGTTCTCGATTAGTTCTACTTCTTCTAGAGTCAGACTCTCGAAATCAAACTTGTTCATTCTGTGTTCTCCTTATGGTTTTTTGTTTGAATAGTTTTGAAACAGTCTATCCAAGTTCTTGAAAAAAATCTGGTAAACCTGTGGCCTAGTCCTAGATAGAGCGTTGGTAAAGAACGGTCTTGGTCTAATGTTCTTAGGTTGCAGATTGACCTTGTCGTAGTTCCATCCAAAGTGAATGGGGTTAGCGTAGGGAACTTTTGTATTGTTACCTGCACTAACTACAACTTTTCTAGCTATCTTCTTAGCTTTGATAGTTGCCCGAAGTGCTCCAGTCCTGACCGGAACTAAGGATCGCGCCTGATTGGCTACAATCTCTCCAGCTTCTTGAGACGCTTCTCCTATTTCAGAAGAAGGAACTCCGATAGCCCTTAGAGCTCGTATGGCCTCATTAAGACCAGCGACCTTAATTCCATTGGCCATGATTAGGCAGCTGTTACGATCTCGACTCCGAAGTATTTGTTCGTTGCTGGATCGTGAGGAGTGTTCTTCACGCGAAGAGTAACAGAGAACAGAGCGGTCTCGTTGCTGTTTAGGCTTAGAGGTGGAAGCTCGTTGAATACTGCAACACCTTCGTAGTGAGGAGTGTCAGCGGTTGGAGTTGTGTTTCCGTTAGGAGCAATTACGAATGCAACTTCTGTTCCGTAGTTGTCCCATAGAACGCGGTAAAGGCTTGTGTCTTCGCCAGATGTAATTCCGTCTAGTTGAAGAGCCCATTCTCCGCCTATGCGAACTTCGCAGAAGGTTTGAACATCGCCAGGTGCGTCACCTAGAGTTAGCTCGACCATGTTAGCGTCGCAAGCGTAGTCAGTTGCTCCGATTTTGAAGATAATGTTTTGTGCTTTGATTCTTGTTGAAGCGGCCATGAGGCTACCTTTCTAAAGTGTGATGTCTAGCTGAACGAAGATGTTTGTTGCTAGATACTCGGCGTTGTTTGATTGTAGATTGTAAGGCTGATTTACCGAAGTAATACGAACATAAGTTAGAGGTTCGATTGCATTCAGAACATCCTCGATTAGCTGATCTAGATTTGCTGTCGCTGTCTTGTTAGTCGCGGTAGAAGATACCAAGACCAACTCGAGTCCCATGCTCCATTCCCTAAACTGTGCTGTTTGCAAGTAAGGCTGCGCGGAGTTGATGATTACTATTGGAGGAGTCACTCGCTCTGGAATGTATTCCAAAACGTTCAACCCGGCTTCCGTTAGTTCAAGTTTGAACTCAACCTTAGAAGCATTGATTTCGCTCATACTGCATAACCGACGTATCTTTGAAGCAACGGGTAAACCGCGTTCATTGGGTCTTTAGCTACGCGAATAGGAGCACCATCGAAGCTCGCGAATTGAGCAACTCCGTTAGGAGCGGAACGACGGTGGAAGAGTTCCGAGCTTGCAATTAGAACGGCCTGATCTTGAACAGTAACCGGAACGGTCACTACTTCTCCAATGTAGGTCGAAACTAACGCTTGACCAGCTGTGAGACATTCCTGGGGGAACGTAGTCTCATCAGTGCCAACATAAGCCTGGAACTCTTCCAACGTCACGGACATTTAGATTCCTATTAAACGATGTCTAGAACAACTAGAGCGTCGGAGAATGGCATGGTGATTGCCATGTATCCATAAACGCTAATTGAGTCTGTCAATGTTGTGATGTCATCTGCAGATAGTCTTACAGGTGCGCCAGCGGACTCTAGAGTCTGGATGGCTGCGCTGTTAGCCACGAAGCAACGGTTAGTTGCAATCTGTGGGTCTACGATAACTGGAAGACCGAATAGCTGACCAGATAGACCTGGGATGTTAGCTGATCCGATGTTGTTTACTCCAGCGCCGTTTACTAGCACTACTGGACGGCCGTCTTCGCCAGCTACCTGTAGAAGGAACTTGTAAGCTCCGGTTCCACACATGATAGCTTCTGGACGTAGTCCGGTCTCCTTGAAGATGTAAGAAGAAGCGTCTGCCAGTCCACCGATAAGAGCCTCGGAAGTTCCAGCTGAAACGTCCCAACGCTTGCCTGTGTAGTCCTGTGCTTCCACTAGATCTACTACTGCCTTGTTGGTTGTGTTCGCGTAAGCGATAGATAGAGCGCGTAGAGCGGTGTCTAGGTAGTTTACGGATGAACGCTGAATGGTCTGCTTGGACATCGAAGTGTATCCGCCGTAGGTTACTACGTTAGCTGATACTGAATCAATTACTAGGTTTCCGAAAGATAGCTCTTCGTTCTCTGGAGACTGAACTCCAACTGCAAGAGTGTTAGAGGATACCTGCGCATACTCAACGGTTAGACCTGCAGCTGGAAGTGCAGCGCGAGAAAAAGCCGATAGAGTTGGACGGTTTGTGTCGATTAGGTTGTCGATGTAACCAATGAAGCCTGGTAGGGCAACGGTGTCTGCAGATGTGCTTGCGTCACGGGCTAGCTGAATTGCGTCAGCGTCTCCGGTAACTAGAGCCTTAGCAAACTCGCCTTGTGAGCGGAATTTGTGTGTAGATGGTGCTGCTGTTTCGACGGACTGACCTGCTTCGATAACTCGGCGCAATTCTGCAACCTCGTCCTGCACGGTGCGAACGTCAAGTTCAATGTTTTCCATTGTTTCACTTTCTGTTTCATTAGGAGTCTCTGCAACCTCTTCGACCTCTTCGGTCTCCGACTCGCTACGGACTTCGGTTATTTTTGCGCCTGAAAAGGCTGGGAAGGGAACAACTGACACTTCTAGGAGTGTTACCTGTTCTCTAACGATCGTTTGGCCTTCCTTGCGGTCTTTGACCGGGTAGAAGCCAACCGAAAAACGGTTTAGCACGTCATCTTGCAACAAAGTGTAGATTTCGTTTCCGCGTGGAGTATCGCTAATCTTAGCAACGATTTCAAAGCCAGCTTCGGTGTCGCGTCCTTCGACAACTTTACCGATTGGCTCTTCGTGGCCGTAGAACAACTTAACGTCCTCGATGGTCTGAATAGCTCCAGCCTCGAAACGTTCTTTGGTGTTTCCATTTAGCTCGATCTCTTGACCGTAGGGAACTGCAAGACCAACAATAGTTCTCTCTTCGGTCTCAACTAAGCGAGCTTGAAACTCGCGTGTAATCATTTCAGACATCTAGTCCTTCTTTCGTTCTGACTTCCTCGACCGTGAGAATACCGGCTGCGATGGCTGTCTGGTAATAGTTGTAACGTGCTGCAACATCTGCCTTGAATAGGTGCTCGAAGTCAAACTCGACTCGGTTGCCTCTAGGTAGACAGTTGCTAAGTGCGTCTGTAATTGCGTCTGTGTAAGCAAGTAAAGTGTGGCGATAGAAAACTTGGTTCTCGTCTAACAAGTTTGTGTAAGTATCGCTAGATCCAGGAATAGAAGTTAGAAGCAACCTGGCAGGGATACCGAATAGCCTGGCTACGTTCTGGGTCTGCTGATCTTGAACTTCGGTGAATAGTGCGTCTCTAGGAGAGAGAGCAATTTGCTGGTAGTCAAAGCCATTAGCTAGAACTGCAACTTGACGGTTCTGTTGTTTGTTGTGCCAGTTAGCTGT